AGGCCGGAGGTTTCCAGAAGGCTGAGCGCACCCGTGATGAACCCAGGGATCTCCCCGCCGCCGAGTGCCGCCTTGATCTCATCCGCCTTGGCCTCGATCGCATCCAGGGAGGGGGCGGGCAGCGCGGGCAGCGCCGCGATCGCGACGATGCGCGCCAGTGTAGAGACCTGCTCGATGAAGCCCTCCGCCGCCGAGAACCGGCCGATGTCCCCGCGCGCCCGTTCCAGGTGGATGAACTTCAGCTCAGGGACCGCGACCGACCTTCCGCCGATCGTGAAGACTGTGTCAGCCATCGCGCCCTCAATCCGGCTTGTTGAAGTTGATGTTGCCAATCGAGCCGGCCGCATTCTTCATCGCTTCGAACGACAAGTCGTTCATCGACCAATCGGCCTGTTTGGTGCCGATCGTGAAGCCCTCGAAGATGGTGGCATAGAGAGTGAGGGTGACAACCTCGATCCCCTGTGGACCATTGTATTTGCCCAGCAAGGTCATTCCGACCACCGGCGAGATGCCCTGGTCGGAATCATTGAGTTCGATACTCTCGCCCGAGGCGGCGACCGAATAGCCGTAGGAGATCAGCAAGCCGGCCCCGACATCCGCCGTGTTGAAGGCGAAGCCGCCGGCGGCGTTCGCCGTGAACTGCCCTGCCGCCGGCGCGCCGGTCGCGAGCGTCAGCCGGTAGCCCGACGCCGCATAGGCCACCGAGAGCACCTTCACGAAGGTGGCGGCATTGGCCACCACGCAAGAGGGGCCGAAGGTGATCACGGAGCCGGACGGGACATCCGCCGTCACATTCGTGGACAGGGTAACCGTCGAGCCCGCGACGGACAGCACGTAGGCCCCGGCCGGAATGCCGGCATGGGCGACGGAGACGCCGACCTGGACTCCCGGCGCTGCCGCAAAGGTGAGGACCGCCGTATTGATCGGGCAATCGGCCGAAGTATTGGCCGTGGTCGTGGCGCCAACCGTCGCCGCCTCCAGGGTCGCAACCGCGGCATAGCCCGTCGCCAGCAGGTCGCCGAAGAACACGTCGTTGAGCATGCGGCCGTCGAACACCGCGTTCTTCACCTTGCCGGTCACCTTGAGCTGGCCGTTGGCGAGGGCCTCCGCGACTTTCCCCGACCCGTAAAGCCCCTTCAACGCGCCTTTGAAGTCGACCGAGGTCTCCTGCAGGGTCGCGATCTTGATCGGGGTCTGCCCCGTGATGTCGTTGCGGAGCGTCCAGAGATGACCCGCCCCAAATACCCGTGCGCCCATGTCACAACCCTCCTGCTGCGGCCAGCGCCGCGTTGATCTGGTTCAGGCCGTTCTGGATCTGATTCCACACGGCGGTGTTCTGGGTGATCGCCGGCTGCGTCCGGACGTAAGCCGCGACCCACGCCTGGAGCGCCGCCGACGCGCCGATCGGCGTCTCGGCCGGCGCCGGGCTCGCCGACGAGGCGGCGCTCAGCTGCTGTTCCAAGGTCGCGATCGTCGTTTGATCGCTCTCGTGCTGGGTCGCGGCCGCCTGGAGCGCGGTCTCGCCCGACGCGATGGCGTCGGCGATGGGGTCGAGAGGGGGGGGGCTTGCAGCGGGCATTATGGCACCAGCATCTGGACGGGGATGAGGGCGGCGGCCTTGGTATTATCGGGCGCCTCGTACTTCGCGATCCGCCCTTCGATCCAGGCGCGGTCGACCACGTCGCCCAGCGTCTGCGTCTCGAAACCGGGCTTCGGCGCCAGGGCCACGAAGATCGCGTCGATCAGATTGTTGAGCTGGGGGGCGGCCGAGACCGATTTGTTCGGGTTCCACACATAGACGAAGATCTCGGCGCCGACCTTCCGCACCGGCGGCAGGTTCTGCCGCTCGGTGATGGTCTCGTCCGCTGTGGTCAGGATCACCATCGGGCACTGCGCCGCCCCCGAGACATCCTCCAGATAGACGAATTTCCGCTGCACGATCGTCGCCGGCGACGGCGCCAGGCTCTGGAGCAGGGCGAAGAGGGCGGTGAACGCCTGCTCGCGCGTGGTCATGCCGCACCGCCCTGGAGCGAGCCGGTCGCCGCTTCCAACAGGCGCACACGGATATCCGGCTCGTGCTCCGCGAGGGTGCCCTTAAGGAAGAGATAGGCCTTGTTGCCCGGGTGGTTGACCTTCTTCGCAAAGACCTGTTTGTCGCCGACCATGAAGGCGAGCGCCTTCTTATTCACGGGCACGATCACATGCGGCTCGGTTCCGTCTTCCAGAAACCGCGCATAGGGCGTGTCGACGCCGATGATCGCCGTATGGGCCGCTTCGCTGTCTTGCGTAACGATCTTCAGGGACTCGCGGAGCTGGCCGGTTCGGCGCTTCAGCACCGCCCCCTCCAGCTTGTCGGCGACGGCCCCGAACACGTCGGCGGCGCACTCATCCACAGCGCGGGACACCCGCCTCCGCAGCGCCTCGTTCGCGTAGTCGAACCTGACCACGACCGCATCCAGGCTCGGGGCGGTGATCCCGGTCATACCGGCACCACGCGCTTCCAGGGCGCCAGCATCGTGGCCACCCGAGGCGGCATGTCCTTGATCAGGAACATGGTCGTCTCGCCGGCCACCGCCTTCGAGACCATGCCGATCCGGTCCTGCTCCTTGTAGACGTGCGAGATCCAGTCGAGCACCGCCTGCGCCAGATCGAGCGGCGTCGTGACGTAGCCCGCCGTATAGGAGAGGACCACGTTCGAGAGCGACCGCGTGAACCGGTACCCGATCAGCGTGAGCGCGGTCGACGAGAACAGATACCCCGGCGTCGGCGCCCCGCCCGAGGCCGGGATCGTCTCGCCGTCGATCGTCACACCCGAGACCGCCGTCACCGGCACATTGGCAAAGCTCATCCGCGCCCCGCCGGTGCCGTCCCGCGTCTCGGTATAGGTCGCCTGAGCAAACGTCCTTGAGCAGTAGCTCTCGGTGGCTGCACTCACCGCCGAGATCAGCATGGCGAGATTGGCCTCGTCGGCATTCCCGGCTGGGAGCCCGAGCCAGCCTTCGACCATGCTGAGCGTGACGAGATCGGCCATGGAGCGCCTACGCCTTGGTCTTCGACGCGGCTTTGAGTTCGGCGATCCGCGCCTTGAGCGCGTCGTTCTCGGACTTGAGGCCGTCCGCCTCGGCCTTGGCGAGAGCCGCTGCCTTCTCGGCCGCCTGCGCCGTGGCCTGGTCGTCCTCGGTCACCAGCCCGTGGGTCTTCATCGCCTGGACATGATGGTCCTGGATCTCGAACAGGCCCTTCCTGTTCGGCTTATAGGCCTCCGTCTCGTGATGGATCACGCTGACGGGCCGGGTTGCGATCATGGTCTTCATCTGTCTCTCCGATGTGAAATCCAACCCTTGGCGCGCTGCCGGGTTGGCCGGCGGCGCCGGCGCGCGGGATAAGGTCAGCCGTTGCCGATGTTGGTGATCACGCCGTAGGACGGCGGGAAGTAGTTCTGCAGGACCCCGCGCAGGTAGACCCCGAACTCGTAGCGGCGCTTCACCCGCGGCCAGAGGGTCGCCCAGAAATTCTTCGGGCAGCGGAACTGGCGGACATTGTTGACGCCCGAGAGCGGGTAGGGGATCTCGGTCGTATCGAACAGGATCGTGCCCGGCGGCAGGTTCGGGTGCAGCTTGATCGGGATCGACTTCGCTCCATCGAGCGCGAACTTGTTGAGATAGGCGGTGACCAGATCGCCGCCCTTCACGTTGCCTTGCTCGACATTGATCATGAAGCGCTGGGCACCCGAGGCGCCGTTCGCCAGCACCTTCTTCGTGATGTTCCGCTGCTCCTGGGAATTGACCCAGATCGTGGTCGGGCTGAGGCGCAGCGCGTCCCAGAAATGCTGGAGCGCCGCGTCGATCTCGACGATGCCGCCCACAGAGTCTGACGTGAGGGGCGTCCCCGTGCCGGCGGTCCCGGTCGCCTGATACCCGATATAGGCATTGAGGCCGGGTTTGAAGATCTGGGCGAGGAGGCCGTCACAAACGAGCGCGTTCTGGGAATTGTCCGTGCCCGCGAGGCTCGCCGCGGTCTGCGTGCCGGTGGCCGCCGCCGTGATCACGACGCTGTTGATTGTGGTGATGGCGCCGAGCTTCTCCGACCCCGCCGCACCCCAGAACCAGGCATAGGCCACGGCACCCGCCTGATTGGCGACGCTGGCGGTAAGGCTGTGTGTGTTGTTGCCGTCATTCGCCGTGGTGACGGTCCGATTGGCCGAGGGCTGCGCCGTGCCGCCGCCATAGGTGTCGACCGATCCGTCCATATTGGTCCGGCTGACGAGGCCCGGTACACCGCCGACCACGGTCCCGTTCGACCAGCCGTCGAGGGTCAGGCCCACCACGATCACCGAATAGGTCGTATTCGGCGCCAGCGCGCCGCCCGCGCCGACATCGGCGACGGTCGGCTGCGCGGTCTGGCCGAGCGCGTAGGTCCCTTGGCCGCCGAGCACGATCTTCTCCAGCTGGAGCTTGACCGCCCAGAGGAGATTGCCCTGCGCCCGGGAGAGCAGGTCCATGTAGTCCTTGGCCGCGTCCATCGCCTCGTCGGTCACGTAATCGTCGAGACCGAAGGATCGGTAGGCGGCAAAGTAATCGGCGGTCGAGCTGATCATCGCGCCGCCCCTGTTCGCTTCCGACAGGCCGGCCGAGATGTTCGAGGTATTGATACCGGTGATCGCGTGCCAGTTCGCCTGGATGCCGCCTTCGGCGTCCACGAAGGGCGTATCATTGAGGAGCGGGGTCAGGACAGGGAACAGCGAGAGCGCCGGGCGCTCCAGGTCGTAGTTCTGGATGCCGGTCGTATTCCCGGTGGGCTGAACCCAGGCCTTGATCATGTCGACGGGCGATTCCGTCTTCAACATGTCCAGGGTCTCCTGCGTGATGCGGCCGATGTTGGGGCTCATGAGCTAGGTCCTCTCAGGGTGTTCCAGGTGATGGCGGATCAGCGCCGCCGTTTTGTTCGGGCCATCCCGCATGGCCTCGATCAGCTTCAATGCCTCGTCGGCATCCCGGTTCGACGGTGTCCCTGGAATGTCCTCCCCGCGACCGAAGGCGCGGAGCCGCGGGCCGCCGCCGGCGGGCTTGGCCTCAAGCGCCGCGACACGCTTCTGGAGCGTGTTCCGCTCGCCCTCGATCTTCCGCATATCCTCGCGGGCGCCGGCCAGCTCGGCCGCGAGCGCCGGCAGCGACGTCATCCCGGCCGCCTTGGCCATATCACCGGGGCAGCAAGCCCCGAGCGAGGCCGCGTGATCATGGATCGCCTGGACATGCTCCAGATCGGTCTTCGAATGCCGGGCGCCGACCTTGGCCATCTCCGCCGTCTGTCCGGTCGTATCCGGCAGCATCGGCAATGCGGCGACCTGAGCCTTCAACCCGGCGACCAGCTCGGATGATTCCTCGGTGGCGAACGCCTGGAGGATGATGGCTCCTTCCGAGAGCCACGCGGCGATGCGCCCGGGGAGCGGGGAGCCGTCCTGTTCGCGATCCGCCTCGCACGACACCGAATTTGCGAGCCACCCGAGCGACTGGATCAGGCCGGCCATCCGGGAAACGTGGTCGAGATCCTTCTTCATTGGGGCCTTGGTCGACCCCTCCCAATCCGCCGGGAGCAGATCGGTCGCCTCCAGATCCTTGGCCCGCTTCTCGATATGGGCCTTGGCCATGGCCTTGTGCTTGGCGCGGCCATAGGCCTCGATCGCGTCTTCGAGATCCGTCTTGTCGGCGATCGGGAAGGACCCGTCGGGGAGCGCCTGGCCGGACTTGGCCATCGTGTCGCGCTCGCCCGTGTCGTAGTCGCGCTTGACCAGGCCCTGCGCCTCGATCACCGCGCGCCAGGTCTCGGCTCCTTCGGCCGGAAACAGCGCCTTTACCATCGCGCTGTCTTGCGCCAGCAAAAGGCGCCGGTAATCGGCGCGGGTCTCGACCGAGGCGAGGTCCGCCACCAGGAGCGCCTGGTCGGAACCCTCGCCGGCGGCGAGCTGCATCGCCAGCTCCGACCCGTCCGCCTTCACCATGGCGAAGGTCGCCGCCGGATTGGCCGGGATGTCGACCAGCGAGATCTCGTTGGGCTTGCCCGTGTATCGGGTGAAGGCGCCATCCCGCCAGCGCCGGGTGAATTTGCCGCCGGGCGAGAAGCCGGTATAGACGCCTTCCTCGACCTTCTTCCATTCGTCGTCGTCGACGATATGGGCGCAGATCTCGATCGCCTTGTCGGCATCGTTGAAATCGAGCCCGGTCACCTTGCCGGCGGCCTTGAGCCCGTGCATCGCCCGGATGTTGCCCAGCGACTTACCGTCGGAGGCTTTCCGCATGTCTTCCGACCAGGCCTCGAAATTCGGCTTCGAGCTGGCATAGTCGAACACGTCGCCGCCGCGATCGGGCGTCTCGTCGAGGCGCCCATAGACGAGGCGCTGGGCGGCGTCGACTTTACGGAGCGGGATGAAGAGCACGTTCTGACCCGGTGAAGTGGAACCGGGATCGACCCTAGGGGAGCCCGCCCCGGACCATCACCCCGACAGGTGTCGGGGGGCCGAATTCAGGTGGGGTTGGGCGAGGGATCATGGCACGGGCCACCGGTCCCCGTCAAAACGCCCGCCAAATCCCCTACGGGCGTTCAATTCAGACTTCAAAAGATTCCCGGTCTCCTCGGAGCCCGGATCGGAGGAGGCCTCTGTACGGGCCTTAAAATCGATTTTCCCAAATCGGGCTTCAAG